AAGGTGCATTTGGTCCTGCAAGGTTACCACTTGAACTTTGTTCTAATGTGTAGTTTGTTACGGATAACTGTAAAACGTTTTCTACAATTACTAATGCACTCTGTGCTGTTGCTGGTACTGGATAAGACGTGTCGTTAGCGTTAAGAGGCCCAAACACAGTTTCAGTACCGTCTCCTGTGCCTAAACTTTGTTGTGTAATTGGTGTTGGTTCTTTAAGTCTAATCTCTTTCCAAACACCATTATCATAAAATTCAACACTGTTGTTTGTAGTGTTAAATCTCATTTGACCTAATGCTGGATATGCTGGACGATCTGCGTCTGCACCTACTGGAACTTTCAAAGCACTTTTGGATCTGATATCAACAGTTTGATCAGTATTATAAAAAATACCAACACCTCTGTCGATTCCTCTATTATTAGTTGTTTGTGCTTTAAGAAATTTCATTACACTTCCAAGTAACTTACTGTTGCTGATAGATTATAAGGTGCTTGTCCTTCTAATATAATTCTATCACCAGCGGCTAATACCATCTTCTCTGTGTCAAACGTAAATGTGTCTGAACCTGCTACTCTTACTCTTTTTGCAATCTGTGTTTGAGCACCTACTGCAATTGATCCTGTGCCGCTTGGATTAGCAACTGCTGGAACAATGTATAAATCAAAAGTTGCATCGTTTGCTCCACTTAGGTCTTCTGCCGCTGTGTTACAAACCACTAAAGTTAAGATAGCATACTGAGTACTTGCTGGTACAGTAACTATTGCTTTTTGTGTATTGTCAATTAATATGTTTGCTAATGCCATGCTAATATTTATCCTTACAATAGATACCCAAACATAAGGGCTCTATTTCTACTAATTAATTCGTCTCGTTCGTTATTTGTATTTACGTAATATACGCCTGTATTGCCTGGGCCTTCTGACTTAGAATAAAGACTTACTCCGTCTGCTGGTGCTAACGGATCAACAGCAACATCATCAGTTCCTGGTGTTGTTGCAATATTTAAAACATCTTTAACTCTTACAGTACCTGTGCCTGGTGCTTCAAGTATTAAATCACCATTACTAACTGTTCCTGATATAGTTTGGTCTTTAATTCGTACATCATTTAATTCAATTCTGTCTGGAAAGAATGTTGATACAATGGAACTATCCATCATAAAGTCAACTCTACTTTGTCCGCTAATATCAGAAGCGTCTGTTGCTTCTACTTGCGTATTACCGTCTGCAATTTTTCTAATTGCTAAATCGTTTAGTGTTGCATCAATAACTTGATCAACATATAATTTATTTGTAAGTGCATGATCATCGTCATTGTTAATAATGCTGTTACTATATGTTACTGCTGAACCAACTATTTTAACTGTTTCACCATTTGTGTCAAGATATAAACTACTGCCGCCTGTTTGAATACTTGGCGCTCTAATTCCTAAATTGTTTCCAACTGCATCTCTAAATACAAATGTACCAAACACTTCTGTTGCTGGTGCGTTTGGATTTACATGTTCAATTGTTTCGTCAATTAAAAATAATGCATCTTCTTTTGTACCTCTGTCAATTCTAATACCAGATGTTCCTTCACCTACTCCAGCACCTGTTTCGCCTTTGTTAAGTTCAATAATATTATCTGAAATTTCTAAATTTACAGTACTTACGTTTACAGTGTTACCTTCAATAACAAGGTCACCTGTAACTCTTGTTTCGCCAGCACCTGAGCCTGTGTCAAGACGTATAGTCCCACCACTTTGCGTTTTTACTGTATAATCACCATTTGGTACACTTACATATTTTGACATTACAATTCCTTAAAAGTATGTAGGGGATTTCTCCCCTACAACGTTTATTCTTTATGCGTTAGTGAAATCGTCATCATCAGTGCCGACTAATGTATCGTCGTCACCCGCTTCTTCAAACTGAACAGCACTGTCATTGTTTGCAGTACTAAAGTTCCAAGCAATTGATGTTCCGCTTAATGCATTTGAGCCTGTACCATCTGGTGCAATGATTGTTGCTTTACGTCCAGAAATTTTAGAAACTTGATAAGTTTCTGCGTCATCACCTTTTACAGTGATCGCCATTTCTGTACCAGTAAGTGCAGATGCTAATTTACCTGTTGTTAAGAAACGATCGTACTTCGTTCCTGGTGTACCGATAGCCGCTACACGAAACTTCTTAGATCCTAATTGCTTAACAATATAACCTTCAGTAACAGCAGAGCCGTTATGAAAGTCAACTTTGATTTCGTTGCCACCTGCTGTAGGTACTCCGAAAAACTTTTTATTAATTGGTCTTCCCATTTTGTTTTCTCCTATAAAGTAGTCCTATCCGGGTTCTATCCGGTACGCAGTTGGTATTCTGCATAAGTCCGCCTTGCGGCACACTATCTGACACAAGTATTTATCTAATAGACAGAACTGGAGAATATTTCGGCTTTGTTGCTATATTGATAAATTCACGTACAAAATCAAATTTTGTTGATAATAATTCAAATATTTCAATATCGAGATTTGTTGTAGCAATACTATAACTGCTTTTACCTATATTAGAATAGTAATCAATACTCAATCCATATTCAGGAAATACACCTGTAACAAAAAGACATGTATCGCCCAGTTCTTTTGCTGACAGTCTGTAAGGCTGTTTTAATGACAAGTACGCTTCTGCAAATGATTTTTCAGGAAGGAAATTTGGTTTATCTAACTTATCTGCAAGGAGCATTACTACATACGCTTCAACTTCTAAGGGAAGTTCGTACCCTGTAGTGGACTGTGTCTCTTGGACAAGGTCATAAAAGACCGTTGTGTACTCGTCCTTCATACAAATATTTAGTCATAAAAAAAGACTCCGAAGAGCCTTTTAGTATAAGCATAATAGGTAGGACTTGGGTACACCTACAAGCACGGACCGGAATACCATTCCTAAACCGTACAACCTATCCCCGCGGGTTAGTGCGATGTGACTCAGCGTATTTCTACTACCAAGCCTGGGTACCACCCCTGGACAGTCAAGTTCGACCCTTCTGGTAAAGGCCTCTTCCTTGCACTATAAACAAAAAGTAATTAGTTTTTTGTTGCTATGTTATTAATATAACACTCTTTGTAGGAAAATGCAAGAAGTAAGTTTACCAAAATATATATTTTGAATAGCCATAAAAAAAGGGCAGTGTTGCCACCGCCCTTTTCAATAAAATTAATTCTAAGAATTAACTAAATGTTACACCAGCAACGCTCACACGTGCCAAGTAGTCTGCCGCATTACCAAGAGATGATGCAGTGTTGTTTAACTCTACATAACCGTATCTTGTCATGAATGAAACTACAGGCTCGAACGAAGTTGGATCTAAAACAACGCCTGAAGACATTAGCGGAATGTATGGGCAATAGAATGCCGCCGCGTCTGCTTCTGATGTTCCTTTGTAACCAACAAGTACGTCTGTTGCGTCTGTTGCATATGCGTCTACGTATACTTTCATTGCGCCGTTTAGTGTACCAACAAGTTTAGTGTTAGTAGGTGCTTCGAATGTACCTTCAGTTGTTCTTGCAAACGCTGAAGTTGTAGCAGACTGAAGTACAGTTAACGTATGCGGTGATACCACTGCAAAGTTACCTGCGCCACGTCTTGTACGCTGTGCGATTTTATTAGCCGCTCTGTTAATCATTACAGCAAGTGCCGCATGTTCGTCACCGACGAATGTAGCAGTTCCTGATACAGCAGTTTGATCGTACTGTACATCTGATTCAGCAGTTCCAGCCAAGTTACGTAATGAAGCAAGAACTTCTTGATCGATTTCAGCAGTAATTTCTTGTGCTAAAGCCGCCATAATTTCCGCTTCTACGTCAATGCCTTGTTGTGCTTGTGCGTCTTGTGCAGACTCAAAAGTCCAACGTGCTGACAATTTACGTGTCTTCGCTTCGACTGTTTGTTTTAAGATCTGAATTGACAATCTCTTACCTGCTTCACCTTCAAGTGCCGCTGTAGCAGATGCCTTATCAGTAGATCCACCACCTGAATAGCCTAAGCCAATCTTGAACGGTGATAGAGCCTCTTCGCCTGCAGTCACATCATCTAATGTGTCTGAGTAACGAACTCTTAATGTGTGGATTTGACCCACTGGTCCTGTCATAGGTTGAACACCAACGATTTCGTTAGCGATCACTGTAGGCATGACCCTTCTTATTACTGGTAGGATAACTCTATTTAAAGTTGCAACATTACCCGCAGAAGTTGCTCCTGCTGTAGCCGACTCAGCCAAGTACTTCTTGGTGTTGTCAAGCGTAGCAGACATAACAGACTTCTTATTGCCTTGTAGGCCTTCAAGTAATGCGCTCTTAGTTTCCTGCCATCTACTTTCTAATAGTTCTGACATTGATTTCTCCTTATTTTAATCCTGCAAGTCTTCTAATATCTACGACATTATCTGTTGCAGAATTACTTGCGCCATTTCTAACGTTAGATTCTTCTTTGTTGCCTGTTACTTCTTTCGCCTCGGTAAGTGTTGCCTTCTTCTTTGCCGGAGTGTTACCATCAATTACTGACGGTAAGTACTTGTCAAACTGTTTTTGGATATTAGCAGTTTGTACAGACTCCAGTAAGTCTGTCATAATCTCTTTTTGTTCATTGCTCAGTGGAGCAGTCAACTCGGAAATTACATCTTTTCTTTTTGCAGTTTCTTGTGCCTTTTTAAACTCAAGATCCTTAGATTCAACTAATTTAGTTGTTTTCTCAACAGTTGCTTTCGCTTCTGCTAATTGCTTGTCTTTCACTTCAACAACTTGTAAAAGTTTAGCAGTTTCTGATTTCTCATTTAAGTAAGAGTTAGTATACTCTTCCGCAAACGTTTCAAACAATTTTCTACCAAAGTCGTTTTTACGTGCAACGTCGATGTCTTCTTTAAGTTGCCCAATCTCTTTTGTAAGAGTTTTTGCAACAGTATTTTCAACAACCTTCGCTCCATTTTTAACGAATTTTTCTTTTACTGTGTTAAGATGCTTCTTAGCCTCTCTAATTAGTCGAACTTTAGTCTCTGCAAGATCTTTCTTGTCTTCATGGAATTCAGCAATTTCTTTTGCCAAAGCCTCTACTACAAATTCCTCAAGTTTGCCAAATTTCGTTGACATTGCTTTTTGGTCTTCATGTAGTTCAGAAACTTCCTTGCCTAATTGTGCAACAACAAAGTTTTTCAGTAGGTCTGCGTTTTCACGCATTGCCACATGATACTTTGCTCTCGCTTCAGCAAGTTTTGTGCGGTCATCAGCAAATTCCGTAATCTCTTCACCAAGTCTATCCTCAACCATTTTTTCCACTGCTTCAGCCATTACAGCCTTGTCGTGGTCATATTTTTGAGCAAATTCTTCGCGAAGTTCTGCGGTTACTTCCTGACGGTTTTCAGTGATCTTATCCGCCCATGCTTCTTCAATCGATGCTTTGATGTCTTCAGAAATTACATTATTCTCAAAAAGTGATTTCAGTGCTTCCAACATCATGTTCTCCTTATTTTAAACCTTGGATAATGTTTACCAAAGATTCTTTCAAATACTTCTGTGCCTTTGTGTCGTTTTTTACTTCGCGAGCCATATTAAATGCCTTATACCCATCTTTGGTATTCATCAAATGCTCGTAAATTGGCGTTGGATATGCGCCTGGAGCAGATGGTTGAGCAACTATATCAACAGTGATAATTTCAAAGTCGCTTACGTTACTATCTTCGTTTACGTTACCTGAACCACGCGATGAAACACCAAGTTTAACTCCGCTTTCCAGCATTGTTTTAACAAGTTGTCCCATCGGCGTAGGTAATACTTTTAACTTTCCATAACCGTTTGGTCCATCCATCCACATTTCTTTAATCATGTGCGAACAACGGTCAAGGTTAATGTTAAGGCCTTCTGGATGATCAACTTCACCAAGAACTGAATATCCTCCTTGAATCTGATCGTTAAGAGTGTTGACAGCCCTACTAATTTCACTTACGGGGTATATACGCTGGTTCGCATTGCGAACGCCACCCTGAATGCAAATACCTTTTAAATGAAGGTCTTTGCCGTCCTCAGTAGATTCCAGAACGATCTGCGCCTGGTCGAATGTCAAGTTCTCACGTAATAGGTTCATCATCTTAGACTATCCTCAACAATTATTTAGAACCAATGATTGACTTACCATCAGTTCCTGTTTCGCCTGCGCCTTTTTTCTCTGCGCCATGGCCTTTAGCGTTTGACATTGACTTAGATGCTTTACCACCTGGAACGTTAACATTGCCGCCATCTTCAGTTTTAGGAGCACTTACAGTACCACCTTTTTCTTCTGATGAACCTTTTGCAATATTAGCAGTTGTTCCACCCATGTCATTTGCACCAGCAACTGGAGATGTTGCTTTATTGTCTTCGCCTTTTGGCTCAGCAATTTTTTCAACATACTCTCTCATTTGCTCAGTGTTAGATTTAGTACCTTCAAATGCTGGTACTTCGTCTTCTACGCTAAGATCGGATTCAGGAGCAAATG